CTGACGCTCGACGATCAGATATGCATTGCCCAGATCACCAACTGCGATAGACAGCGAACCCGTGGCGATATCCGCCATGTCTTCGAAGTCCGCAACCGGGTAACCAAACAACATGGACGGCTGACCCGCCTGCGCACCAGGTGCCCAGATATAGTTGCCGTTGCTGTCTTTCAGCTTGCGAACCTCTGCCAGCGTCTTGCGGTTCATAAAGAACACGGCGCGCTGACGGTAGGCAGCTTTCAGGCTGTAGATAGCCGTCAGCAGGGTATCACCGCCGTCAGGGGTGGCAGCAAACGCGCCATTGACGCCAGTGCTGATCTGCTCGACCTGCTCGCGCACCGAAGTGCCTGCGGTGTAGGTCGTGAATCCGCGCGGCTGGTTGACACCATCACCCGTGACGAACGAAGCATTTTCAGCGCGGGCCAGACGATCAGCGATTTTCTGCGTCAGCCAGGCTTCAATGTTCATGTCCGCATCATCCAGGACACGCTGGGTTGCGCGCGGGTGAGCATACGCCTCGAACACGGGGATCGACCATTTGCCGACTTCCGGGGTCGTTGTTTCCGAACGCGAGCCGGTTTCACCGACCCAGCCGAAGCCCACCTCGTTGTCATCGTAGATGCCCTCGACAACATCGCGCCCGGTTACATAGACCTGGGCATACTGACGAACTGGCGAAGTCTCAAACACCTTCTTGGCGATGATATTCGACATGTCGGGCGGCACGAAATAACCACCGTCTGGGTTGGAACCAACCGACAGGGCTTTCTGCTCGTCCGGGGTCAGGTGTTCGGTGGCCTTGGCGGCGAACTTGAGGAATACAGACTTGTAGTTCATCAGGTCGTCGTGGCCGAACTCGTCAACCTGCTCGTCACGCTCGCGGGCGGCCTTCTTGGCCCATTCCAGCGCCTTGGCGTCAAGGTCAACAGGGTTGCCAGCATCATCGACATAGGTTTTCGAAGTGCGCTTCTGCGACACCTCGTATTCGTCGATGCGTTTCTGGTGTTCGGTGATGGCGTCCTCGATCTTCTGGAGTTTTTCATCCAGGATCGGGTCGGCCTTCCCCTTTTCAGCGATTTCAGCCAGGCGCTGGTCTTGCGTCTTTTTGAAATCCTCGAATGCCGTCTTGATGCCTTCCACGGCCTCATTCACGGCTTTCAGATCAAGCTCAGGCATTGATCGTCTCCTTCAGTTGAGTGAGTTGATTGATAAGGGAGTTGATCCCCTCGATTGCCGCGTCAGCGCCGTCAGCATCCCGCTGCGTTCTGATCGCCTTGAAACCATAGGCGGTGATCGCCTTGGCCTCATTCCGGCTGTATCCTGCATCCCGCAGGAACTGCTCGAAATCTCTTTCGGTCGCGATTGATTTCACGTCCATTACCTTTGCCTCTGGAAGCATGGGGAACGTCACAAGCGAAATCTCGTAAAGATCCACCTTCGTCAGCCGCCGCACAGAGCCGTTACCGTCGCGTATCACTTCTTTGGACTTATACCCGATTGACATGCTGTCAATGGCACCCGCCCGCAGGAGCGCCAGCGCCTCTTTGCCTAGGTGAACATCGGTCAAGAGCCGACCCTTGACATACAGGCCGCGCTCATCTTCCTTGATCTGTTCCCAGACACCAATAACCTTCTTGTGATCGTGCTGCCACAGCATCTTGATCCTGCGGTCGCTCGCCAAGGATTCAGCGAACGCGCCGCGCTCGACAACATCCATGCCCTTATCGAGCGCCCCAAATACCGAGGCATAGCCCTCGAACGTGCCATCCTCGCCGGGGGCCGCTTTCAGTTCAAAGGACGCGCTTTTATGTTCGTATTCCATTTAGCCCTCGCGCAAAACTTCCGTCACTACACAGCGACAATTGATGATGTTCCCAGCACTCCCAGCGGGATCCCCTGGAAACATCAGTTTTTCGCCCCCAACGTCGAAAGGCTCGCCAATCGCCCGGCGCTGCCCATCTGCCTCAGAATGTGAAAGCCGCGTCCGTTCATCTTCAACGGCAACCCACTCGCGTTCTATTATAGCATCATCTGCCAGAATTTCAGCAGTCTTTGTTCCAGCATAGCCCGATGCCCCGTGAACCTCTGTTCTAGCTATACGCGCTGCCTGGAATTGCGTCAATCGCGGGGCCATCTTGCGGATGCGCCGCGCCAGCTTTTCCTGGCCCTCGCCTTCCATCATTCCAGCCTTTACCGCGCTTGTCAAAAGACCGTGAAGCGACGTTTCTATTGTCGTGACCTTCTGCGCCATATACTGCGCCGAAAAGTCCTGCACGAACCGCTTTGCCAATTCCGGCCAGTCGAATTTCAATTCCAGTTCCGGCGCACCGCTTTTCAGCAATCGACGTGTGCGGGTGACGGCCTCGGTGATTGCAAGCATGTGTATCTGCGACAATGCACCGGCCAGACGCCCGCGAAAGTCCTCGCGTATCGTAACCCGTCCGGTCGTCTCATACTGATCCGCAGCGTATCGCGCAGCCCTGAGCAATTCGCGCCGCACCAGCCTGTAGCCTTTTCGGGCCATGCGGTCATGCGCCCGTGCTATGCGATATGCCTCTGCCTTAGACACCGGCACCGCCCGTCATGTCGATTTGTGGCGTGAAGTTCTCGGCAGGTTTGATGATCGCGGTGATCTGTTCATCCGTCAGGGCCGGGAAAGCCGCCCCGGCGATAGCCGCCGCCGAATCCGCTGGCAAGATCCCGTCCGCAACAGACTGGGCCAGCTTGTGCAGCTCAGCGATTTCCTGCGGGTTGAACGTCGCAGGAATAGCTTCCCCGCCCTCGATCTCCGGATAGCCTTTCAGGTTCCGGCGCTCGTTGATGGTCAGGTCTTTCGAGTTGTCCGCCATTGACCACAGGCTGAGGCGCTTGTCCGCGATTGCCGGGATTGCGTCAAGGTCAGGATGCACCGAGATTGCCTCGCCATATACCTGACCGAACCAGGCCGACCATTCCGCCGCAACATATGAAACCAGCGGCAGAACTGTGTCTTCCCAGAACGCAAGGCGGGCCTCCTGATAGTTGGAATATGTGTTGTCGCCCGGAATGCCCAGAAGCTGCGGGGGAACGCCAAAGGCCAAACAAATGTCACGGGCCGCGCTGCTCTTGGTTTCGATCAGCGACATATCAGACGGGGAAAGCCCCATCTCCTTCCAGTCAAGACCACCCTCCAGCAGCATCGGGCGGCCTGCATTCTGTGCCCCGGAATACTGTTCCTCGATCTGGGCCTTGAGACGGGCGAACGCCTCGTCGCTCATGGGCGCGCCGTCACCGAAAACCAAAGCACCAGACGGGCGCGCGCTGTTCTGTAGCAACGCCTGCATCCACGACATGGCCTCATTGTGCTGGTCAACGCCCTTTGCCCCCGCCTCGATCGGGCTTTGCCCATACCAATCATCTTGCGGGTTGAACAGCTTCATGTGTAGAATATCGCTCTTGCCGGTCTTTTGATCGACATCCCAGCGGTGTTTCCGTCCGCCGACGCGATATTCATACGCCATAGGGAATGGCCAGGCAGATCCCGGAATGATCTTCATGCGGTCCGGGCGCAGAGAATACAGTTCCTTGATTTCGTTCCCCACCACGATGCGTTCATCATAGCTGTTGCCGCCGAGCATAAGGAAGCTGATCTTCGACCGAATGAACTCGGTTCCTGACTGCATTGGATTGGGCCGCTTCAACAGATCATACAACGGGTGCTGGTCAAGTTCGTTCTCACCACGCCACACGCGCCACTTGATACCGGCCACAGCGTCTGCAATGCGGTTGATCGCCTGATAGGCAACCACGTTCTGTTGATAACCCTCTCGGGCCATTGCCTTGAAGTCGCCCTTTGTCCATGCCGGTTGCCCGATGTTCTGGACAACCACACGCGACACCGCGCTTTCTTTTTTCTCTGGCCGGAAATAATCAAGAATGTTCATAGAACCCTCACGCGCGGTTCAACTTGTGTGGAAAGGATCTCTGCAACTGCGTCCATCATTGGATCAACCTGGTCGTCATGTGCGCCATCTGGAAAGGCCGCGCACTCCGCGAGGAAGTCCGACAGCCAAGGCGCTCTCTCCGGTATTAGCACATTCCCGCTCTCAATGAAAGGTGCCGCGTCATATGCCCGCGTAACCTTGTCTGTGTTTCTCTTGATCCCGATCATGGGGATCCCCTCGCGCTTCAATTCCTGTATCAAGCCCGTGCCTGAAACCTTGTCCTCGACCTTGAACGCCCGCAACGGGCTGCCCTGAGCGGATTGGTGCTTGCGCCAGAACGCCCGCGCCTGCACCTTCAACTCCGGCGCCTCCCATTTGCCACGGATTTGGTCGATCAAAACAGCCTGCCCGTTCTTGCTGCGCCCCCAACACTGAAACACAGAATAGTCGTTATGCTCTTTCGTCTTTTGCGCCGTGTCAGCGAATATGACGCGCCATGACAAGGCCGGTAATTCCCGACTATTTAGAATCTGTCAAGAAAAAAATAAAAATAATTTAATTTTTTTTGCCGCAAAATCCAGCGACACGCAGCATTCCTGGGTACTGTCGCCGGTATCTTGCTATAACGGTCTCAATATCCCGCCAG